TATTTAAAGAATCGTTATACAGTATATCCTTAATTTTAACTTTACCACTATCTATTTTGCTATGTAAAGCAATATAAAAGTCGTGTAATAAATCTTTTGGTGGTGTCTTACTATTTTTGCTTATTTCTTCAGCCATATTAAGCCAAATCTTTTCATCTCTTACCAAGATGTGCAATATATTATTTACTTCTGTGCTCATCTAGTTCCAGCAATAAATTAACAAAGTCATTATATTGTAATGCTATATAATCCTTTTCAAAGTTTTTAGTAAATACAACTACTGGAGTTTTTAAAGTTCCTCTTGCATCTCCTTCGCTTTGTTCTAATGCTTTCCAGATGTTTAATTTTTCTTGGTTCTTACACTCCCAGCTATATTCGGATAATATACCAGATAGTGTCATAATATCTCCTTTAATGGATAACCCTCCAGAGTTTGGAGTTCTTCTTATGTTTGTATTAAATTTCTTAGCAAGATCTTTTGCTATTTTTAGCTCAAATCTTTTACCTTTTTGATTTGCATTTAAACTCATAATATTTCAAAGTGTTTCCTTATTGCTGCTCCTAACTCGTAATTGTTAGGGTGTATATGACACAGATAATTAACAGCATTGCGCACATAACTATCAGATATAATATCCTCCAAGTCCGATTGCTCATATTTTTTTTTATTCTTCAATGTGTTTTACATATATATTTGTTAATAAACATCCAGCAATAAATGTTACAATATGCGATACTAAAAGCCAAGTAATTATTTCAGTCATAATATTTTTTTTACTCTTTGTTTTAGTAAAGCAGTTTCTTTATATGCTTTAATATTTTGTAATTTTATAGAAATTATTTCACTTTTCAAAGTTTCTATGTAACTTTCTTGCTTAAACATAACGTTTAAAGCTAAATACAAGCTCTTTAAAGAACTTTCTGCTTCTTTTGGTATAGTATTATTACCATACTTATTTTCAATCTTTAGGATTAATATTTCTATTTGATTTTTTGCGTGTATAAATTCTATGTCATTCATCTTTTTAATATTTCTTTGCATAATTTATAAGGTATTTTACTTCTTTCGTAATTATTTTTTAAACCTTGTGTTCCTGTTTTTGATCCTCTTGGCGCTGCTTCGTGATGACAATTTTTATTACCATTAAAACAAATTGGCTTAGGAATCCATCCATTGGGATTAAATAAGTTAGCTATATTATTTGACCAAATGTCTGTGGGTTTTGCTCTACTATCTCCATATCGACAATACCAAACTGTCGTTTTAGGAATACCTCTCATAAAATTCATCTTTCTAAGATAACCTCTAGGATTTTCAATATAATAAGTACAATTAAACTCTTTAATTAATTTTAATGTGTTTAATATTAATCTATCACTTTTGGCTGCAAAATCTGTTTTTGGTTTTCCCATATCTCTATGATGACTTATTGCTGCTATTGAGTATGTAGTACAAGGCGGTGATGCCCAAATAATGTTTGGTTTAAATGGTATATCTTCTTTTTTTAAATATTCTATATCTTTTACTAAATTAATGTTGTTAAATGGTTCTATGTCTACAGAAAAAACATTATAACCTAATTTATCTGCAACTTTTCCAATAGATCTACTTCCAGCAAATAATTCCAGAACATTCATCTTTTTAAATCCATTGTATATAGTAACTCATCTCCAAGTTTAGTATCTATTGATTTTATAGTTCTATATATGTTTATGCTTTTCTTTTTTACTTCATCCTTTTCTCCTTTTGTTGAATCTGTACCTAGATGCGCATATAATGAGCAATCTATTCTTAATAATTCATCTATTTTTTGTTTATCAGTCCAACTTGTAAACTGTATAAACTTTTCTATATCTGTATATTTGTAATTCATAATTTTTATTTTAAAACATTGTTACCACCAATTGTAAATCCTAATCCACTATTATAATCGAATCTTAATGGCTCTGCGAGGTTGGTAGGTTTACCTCCAGTTTCTTTGTCTTTAATTTTATAAATATATACTTCTGATTGCATCCATAATTCTTTATGAGCTACTAACCTATGTAAACAAAGAAAGTTATCTACCCTATTTGGAAACACTTGTCCACCTTCGCAATCCGCTTTTCTGGGTGCTTGTATATGCCCATTTAATGGGTGGTCTGGTGGGTAAACCCTTCTTGCTGCTTCTGTTTGTGGGTGTATTGAAATATAAATTGTTTTCTTAGTTCTATTGCAAAACTCTCTTACATCGTTACATATCTGGTAATTTCTGTCAAACTGTGCAACTCTACGATTATGATTTAATCCAGTAAATGGATCTATAAAACCACCATCACATTCTGTTTCTTCGAAGATCTTTAATAATTGTTTATGGTCGTATAATTTTCTATTATCTATAAAATAAAAGTATTTATTAATAATGTTATGATAATTTTCTATTTCGCTTTTCTTTAGTTCTTTAAGATTAGTGCCAACCCAAAACTGAATAATATCTCTTTTAAGTTGACCAACTTTATTTTCTCCAGACCAAATACACCATTTTTTTTCGTACTTCTTACTAAGTGCAGTTAAGTACCATATTATCCAGTTTGTCTTGCCTACATTATCTAAACCCACAAACATATTAAATTCCCCTTGCTTATAAACATAATAGTCATCTAATATGCAACCAATACCTAATCCTTTTTTTATTTTACCATCCTTGTAGTCAAATAAATACTTTAATGAATCTGTATTGCTACTTAGCATTATTTAGTATTTTAAGAACTTCTGGTTGTAATTTTAAAACATTGTCATCTTGGTATTTATCTTTTCTTATTTTATTTTCTCTTTTCTTTATGCTTAGCGAATCCTTAGCGTTCGCTTTATTTAATCCACCTTTTCTTCCGTTAGCTGCATTAATCTTAGATCTCTTTTTAAATTCTGAATACTGTTCATCTAACCATTTAATACAAATTTTATCATCTACAATTTTTAATAGTTTACTATTTATTAAAGACATATAGTGTTTTGGTATAATAGTTTTTAATTGATCTCTTGGCACATTACATTCTTTAGACCAGTAAAAGCAACAAGTTTTTAAAAATGCGCCTTGTAGTTCTAAGTCCATAAAACTAATACTCCCAGTAATCCATTGGTTAGGGAAAAATTTAAAGTATGGTAATTCTTTCATAATTGATTTGTTTGATTTGTTTATAATTTATTAATTTGTTTATATCCAAAACGTAACTATCTACTGTTAAGTAGTTTACATTTTTTTTAAATATAAAATTATTTTTATTAAATAACATTTGATTTGTTGCAAAACCTTGAAAAATAAATTTGCCTTTATTATTCATATAGAATTTTGCAAATAAATCTATATTTGATTTGGAATAACTAGGTGTCATTAAATACTTTTCGTTTTGACTTGTTTTAACATCTACTGTATAGCCATTTAAAACTGCATCTCCATTATCAGTTTTTTTAATTTTAGAAGTATTATTGATTGTAAAATCTGGAAATAAATTAAATCCTTTACAAAATAAAAATTCTCCAGCAAATCCAAGTTTATTATTTCTAATTCCTTTTTTATTATTTGCTTGACCTTTACCATCTAAATTAGATTTTTCTTTGTTTAATTGTCTTTGGTTTGCCACAAGATTAATAAGATCTTTTTCAATATTAGATAAAATAAAATAATCATTTATATTCATAATATGCTTTATTTTTTAACTTGTATTTATAATAAAAATCTATTTCTTTTTTAGATAAACTTTCCATTGTGTAGTGGTGTGTATTTTTTCCATACATCATTTCATCTTTATAATATGGAACAACTTTAGAACCTAAGTTTGTTTGAGAATCATCAAGTATATAACAATATTTATTTTTTACATATGCTTTAGTAAGCCCAAACCTTTCGCAAACCCTATCAAGGGTTCTAATTCTATTAACACCTTTTATGCTTTTACTTAAAAGAAAGGGAATGAGCTTTCTTTCCTCATCCCCTAAATAGTAATTAAATATATAATCACTTTTATCTTTTTTCATTCTCTTAAAAAGGTAAATCTGATTTTACAGTTTCTGTTTCTTCTGCTTTCTTTTCTTCTGGCTTGTATGTATCTACACTTAAAGAAACATCCTTATCGTACTGGTCTGGCTCATCTTTAAGATTAACATTTAATTTTAGATATGTTTTACCTTCATATTCAAAGAAGTGTTCTTTGGCTTTATCTAAATGAACTGTTACTTTTAACCAGTCAGCTCCCATTTTTTTACCGCCTCCACAATATATTGTTTTTTGTTTTTCCATTGTTATTTGTTTTTGTTGTTTATAATCTGACATCCAATGCCATTCTTTTTTAATCATTTAAAATTTATATGTTATTCCTACAGCTACAAAGAATCCCCCTGTTACTATTGCTAATGTGTTAGGATTTAAATTTAACTGAGCTGAGTGTGGGTGCCATAACATATAGCTTGTTCCAGCAGTCATTAAACTTAAACCACCTATAATTGCTAATTTTTTCATAATTTATATTTGTATTGTTTTTAAATATTCTCTGCAAGAGTTTACTCTGTCAATAATAGTATTAACCACATCTTCATCGTAATCTATTTCAAAGATCTTAATTCTATATTTATCCTCTAAATTACTAAAGATGTATTTTTTCTTAAAATCTTCGTAACCTAAAAAATTATTATCAGAGTTGTATCTATACTCCTTTTCAATTAAATGTTCTGGAGTGTCCATTAAAGTATATATTAATTTGGCTTTCTTTAAACCAGTTAAATACATATACCCTTGTGTTTGATAATAATAACCTTTATTTGGTATATTATCTTCCAGTAATGGAAAAGTAAAACAGTTCCAACTATTTTTAACCTCTATTATTTCATTGTCTGTAATAACATCTGGTGTGCCAGTCATATAATCGTTCTCAAACCATTCATCGTTTTTAATTAATCTATCGTAGTTTAAATATTCAGCAATAAAGTCAATAGAATTATCTTCCATTATATTTCCTTTATCCATATACTTACTTGTAACATCTTGTGTTCTTTCGTATATTTTTTCAGTGTACCAATTTTTACAATAGGTCTTTGCTCCAGCCGATATTAAATCATCTTTTCTTTTTGGCTTGGTCATTATACCACTAATAGCAGAAGATCTTATTTTAAAAGTTTCCATTATTTCTTAAAACTATCTGCTTCTGAATCTGAATAAATACCATATTCGTAAGCGTTAATTAATTTAAGCACTAACCTATCTTTTAACCTCTTTTCTGCCATTGCGAAAGGGTAAGGAGCTTTACAGTTCTTAGGACTTGCTTCACCAGTTGACCAGATTATTTTATTACCTCTTTTTGCATCTCCAACTATTGCTACATCTGTATTATTATCTCTGTATATTGTAGGTGCGCCAAATTGTATATTTTCTTTAGATGCTATTTTTTCACAA